CCCATATCATGAGTACTTGCTTCCAATCTTCTAACCATTTATTATTTCTCCCCATAAACAAGTCTTTCCATTTATGATTTGTATTACATGAACTGTGAACAATCCTTTATCAAAAAAATCTACTATTGCAAAAGCATGACTCCAGTTGATCCTTCTATTACCAAGCCATTCATTAGCTTCAGCACTCATATCCTTTAAACACCCAATACTCCAAGCAGACTTATGCCCATCCATATGAGTCGCAGACATTTGTTGTAAATCGTGCCAATGCCCATACATTATATTACATCCAAGTTTTCTTAAGTGATTAGCAGCATGATACTGTCCACCATATTGATGCCCATGATAAAAATATAATTTTCCTAACTTAAGGTGTTTACCAAAAGGATAGTAAGTATATCCTCTGCCATCCAAATCAACTGCATTAGCAAAACTGTATTGAGGGATGTAAGGGTATTTACCAACTGCAATATTGAGCCAATTATCATGGTTTCCTTCTGTTATATATTTTTCTTCACAATTAACTTTATCTAGGGACTCATCTATCATATCCATCCCTTTATTGACATCTTTTATATCTTTTTTGAAATCTTTTATAAGAAACTCTAATGGAGGAGGTTTTTTGTTTTTAAATTTCCAATGTGAAAAAGCCTCCCACTCTCCAACATCCCCTAAATCTACATAAGCATCTGGCTTAACTATCTCTATAGCTTTACATAATACATTGATTGCTTTTTGGTCGTGTAAGGGGAAATGTTTATCAGGTGTTACGACTACTCTTTTAATGACTCCATAATCGTTTTTCCTCATAGATTTCCTTAAAATTTATTGAAGTAATTTAGTATAAAAACTTGAAATTTCCTAATCAGCTAGAGATGAAATTAGCTCACTAAGCTCTTTTGAACGATTTGGAGTTTGCTTAGCCCAAAGGGAATCGAGCATCTCTAATGAGGCTTCTTCGTATTGCTCTGTTTCTAAATAATAAATGGTTTGTTTAAATTTAGAGAAACCTCTTAATCCTAATTGATAACACATATTAGTAACAACATTCCTTACTATTTCAGGGCTATCCTCAAACCATTCAAATTTATTGTTTATGTCAAATTGTAGTTTTGCTAATTTTTCTGCAAGTATTATATCACAGACTTCCTTGCTAAGATATAAATCCTTTATAGCGAATCCATACCCTATAGTATCATAACCCTCTGTGCATTGATAAATAGTAGACTTAAAGCCTTCATGTTTTTTAATTTCGTTTACTAAATTCATACTATTAACGGGTCTTTTATTTCCACAGGTAACATAGATAATTTATGACTTTTATATATATTTACAAAATTATACTTATGCTTACAATAGTCTATAACAGTTTTTAATCTTCCGTAATAATTACTCATAACTCTATAATCACTCCAAGTAGCCATATCTCTTGGTTTATTTTCCTCATATATTCCAACCTTTGGATGACTTCCGTTTCTAACAAACTGCTTTAATGCCTTTAAATGTCTTTTCTTGTAATAAAAACCACCTTCATAACCAATTATAGTTCCATCTATTCCTGCAGTATATATTTCTTTATATCCCATTTCGCAAGCAAAGATTAAAGATAAGAATCCTGAATATAAATTAATTGTTTTATTTTTGTAGCTAAATAGCTTTGGTATATCTAGGTAATAATAATCATCAGGATAAAGCCCAATGCCAACCATACCATCATAAGCTTCTTTATTCTCCTTATTATATGCAGGACAATTAGATACTTTATACCCATCACTTGCATGAAACCTCGGAGAAGGTTCTACTGTTACAACAAATTTAGAATTAAAATTTTTATAATGACAAGTTATTATATCTCCTTTAAAGTCTTGCCAATTATCATGTAGAAGTGATGTTGGAGCAGGTTGATGTAAACCCCTTTTTGTTTCGTATGGGAATGGATATTTTAGAACACTTTTATAATCTTGGGCATGGTGTCCAAGTATTAAAACTTTATTTGAATCTTTTTTTTCTTTAAGTATTTTTATACTTTTATTCATAAATAATAAAGGGGAGCTATTGCCCCCCCTTATTTTATTCAATCAACTTTTAACTATTCTTACGGATTAGTTATTTGAACTAAACCTTTTGGAACAGCTACTACAGAACCATAATAAGCATGAGTCGCTACTTTATGTCCAAGAAAGTCTACTGAGTATTGTGATACCATTTTTGGTTTTTGAGAATAAGCCAAAAATATATTACTAGGCTTGTAGATACAACCAACAACATGGTTAGCAGTTCCATCAGAAGCTGCTATTGAATTAGTTGCATATACAGGCATACCCATTATACTTCCTAAAAGACCATTTTGGAAAACATATTGGTCTTTTACATAATCAGCATTAACAAATTGGTCTATGCTTAATAAATCATGCAATAGTTCAGCACCAACAACCATAACATAGCCATCTGCAGGATCAATACCTGCTGTATATAAAGCTTTAATTAAAAGCTTTAATTCTGTAGCTGTTAAAGCATTATCTGCTGCCATAGAATGTTCTGTATAAGAACTATCATAAGTTGTTAATAATGAACTCACATGAGAGTCTATAGCCTTACCTATAGCAAAACCCATTGCTTCAGTATGTAGATTAAGCAAATCAGGATTTGCTTGAATCTCAACAATGTCAGGGTATATTCTTGCATAGTAAGCCATTTGGTCTACAGTCAATGTTCCTGTAGTATCATTTGGACTTGTATATCCAACTGCAGCAGTACCTTCAGTAAATGAAGATATAGTTGTAGTTGTAGCTGTATTTTCTGTAACACGAGGAATGTTAATAGTATCTCCTGCTGCAGAAACCATAAAGCTAACATCGTTTACCAAGTTAGCTAAAAGGAATTTCTTTTTTATGTAGTTTTGAACACCTGCTGACCATAGTTCTGGTACAAAAGCATCAGCATCAGTATTAGCTGTTCCTACACCTGTTATATTATTTGCCATCTTTTAATTACTCCTTCTAAGTATTTTTATTAAAGCCTTTTACTATATCTCCCCAATTATTTCTTCTTTCTTCGGCATCCATCTCAGTCCAATTTTTAACAGGCTTAACTTTCTGCCTTGGATTTCCCGTTAATTCAGGAGCATTAGCTTTAGTATTAATTATTTTATTAGTAACATATTCAAGGGTTTCCAAGTCTAAATTAGATAAAGATTCCCTATCTTCTTCAGGATGGTTTTCTAGTAAAGAATTTCGTCTAGTATCCTCATACTTAGCCCACTTTTCAGCATTAGCAGACAACCCTTCAAGCTCAGAAGAAGCCTTTTCATATAAGGTTTTAAATTCTTCTTTTTCTTTAAGTTTACCTTCTTCTGCTTTAGCAAGACTTTTTTCTAATTTCGCTAAACGAGTTTCAGCATCCTGAGCTCTTTTTCTGTACTTTTTGCTTTCTGCAATATACTGCTCATTAGAGCTATCTTGAGTAGTTTCTGTAGCAGGACTTTCACTTACTGTTTCTGTTACTGCCGTTGTTTTATCTTCGGACATACTGTCCTCCTTTTTATTATTAAAATAAGTGTATTGTACAAATTTTTGCATAATACTAATAGATAACTTAAATTATCTTTAGAAATTATGCAAATTTTTGAATAATTCACAATCAGATTATAAGAAAAGGTGGTTTGAGTATATGGGGTATAAACCTCATTATGGGCAAACCAAATTGCATTATCCAGAAAAAGATACTGCGAGGTTTTTTGTCATGGTATGTGGTAGAAGATTTGGAAAGACTACAGCATCAGCTATGGAAGCAACTTATTATGCTTCTCAGCCTAACCAAAAGATTTGGCTTGTAGGATTATCCTATGATAAAGCAGATTTAATGTTTCGTGAAGTATGGAAATTGATGGTAGTAGGGCATGCTAATGATATAGTAAGAGCTTCTGAGAAAGAAAGAATTATAAAATTTAAATGGGGCACTACAGTAGAGGCTAAATCTGCAGACAATCCTGATTCACTTGTTGGTGAGGGATTAGACTTACTTGTTATAGATGAGGCAGCTAAAGTAAAAAGGAGAATATGGGATATGTATCTTTCTCCGACTCTTTCCGATAGAAAGGGGAAGGCAATATTTATCACGACTCCAGAAGGATTCAACTATGTTTATGATTTATTTCTCTTAGGCAAAGAAGATGAATTATGGGAATCTCATCAAGCCCCTTCATGGGACAACCATTTTGCCTTCCCTGACGGAAAAAAAGACCAATTTATCCTCGAAAGAAAGAGGAATATGGCAAAAGAGGTATTTGAGCAAGAATATGGAGCTAAGTTTACCTCATTCTCAGGTCGTGTTTACCCATTCGATAGGGAACT